GTGAAGCTGATTTTATTAATTGCGTTATGTGGCGACAACAAGCAGAAAACCTTGCAAATTGGTGCAAAAAAGGCGCACTGATTGGAGTTACTGGACGTATTCAGACACGAAGCTACGACAATCAGCAAGGTCAACGGGTTTATGTTACTGAGGTTGTAGCTGAACAATTCCAGTTGTTAGAAAGCAAAGGACAACAAGGCAATCAAGGACAACAAAAACCGCAAACGCAACAACAAACGCCCGACTTTTCAAGACAAGGCGCACCAATGGATATTTCAGATGATGATTTACCGTTCTAAGAAAAAGGTTAGATCATGGAAAAACTAATTTTAAAATTTGAACTTGACAGAAAACAGATGATTTCAGCGAATGACAGATTGCATTTTCAAAAGAAAGCTAAAATCACAAAGTTTTTACGACAGTTAGCACATTACGAAGGGCGGAATACTCTACTAGATTACTTTGGCTTACCTTTTAACGAGGATAAACCGTGCAAAGTGATTGTTTGGGTATTCGCCCCAACTAATCGCATATATGACCCGCCGAACTGGTCGCCTACGAGTAAGGCGTTATTGGACGGCTTGACAGATGCGAAATTTTGGACAGATGATAATTTTCACGTTATAAAGTCAACAGACTTTAGGCACGGTGGAGAGTCAGGAAGTAAGAAATACAGAATTGAATTGGAGATCATTGAATGGATAAAAGCGAACGAGTGAAAGTTAAGCTGGATTGCGCCTATTGTGGATTTAACGGAACAGTTAGAGCGTTTCCTACGCAAAATAAAAGGCAATGTCCAGTTTGCCATGAATTGCTATTCTTGAGATATGCAACGGGAGAGCGTGGAGAATTAGACAAGCACGGATTTTACTTTCACGCATTTGAACCATACGGGATTGAAGAAATTAACGAAGAATTACTAGAGGCATTTAATGAGCATCAAACAACAAATGATTGAAGCATTAAAACATTCAATCGAAAAGACGGAAGCTGATATTGTTGAATACTCAAAACCTTGTGAGAAGTCAGTTGCACAGAATAGGACTGCTCACAGAGAGTATTTGAAAAAGAAGTTGAAGAAAATGCAGAAACAGTTAAAGGAGTTGGAAGATGAATAAACAAGAATTGATTGAGGGAATTGAAGCCATACCAGCACATAATACAAGAACCAGACATTGGATTGATAAGAAAATAGTTTTAGGTCTTATCAGACAACTAGACGAACCGCAGAAAGTCGTAGTACCGCAGTTTGTGGCAGGTTGGATTGAGACAGCTAAAAAAGCAGCTTACAATATCAGAGGTGCAATTGATTTGGCTCCGAAGGGGAAAGTGAAAGATTGGTTGGAATTGAAAAATGTAAACACTTTCGCAAAAGCTTGGGTGAATGGCTACGAGGTCGAGAAAGAAAAGCGGTATTGGGTGAAGGTGAAAGGGGTAAACGAAGAATGCGAGTATTTGGTTTTCGGGGAACTTTCGAATACTTGGAAGTTTAGAAGTCTTGGTAGTTTTGAAGAGCTTAAGAAACACCACACCCGAAAAGAATTAGAAGAAGCTGGCTTTGGCTGGGTATTCGATTGCGAGGGGATTGAAGTTGAGGAGGTCACAGAATGAGACCAAAATTCAGAGCGTGGCATAATGAACTTGGTAGAATGATGTCAATATCAGATATGTGGTTCAATGTTGATTCGTTAGGAGAAATTGGATTGAATGACGCAGTCATGAATAATTATATTACAGTATCTCCTGATGAAATCAAACTCATGCAATCAACAGGACTAAAAGATAAAAATGGCAAGGAAATCTTTGAGGGGGATATTTTAACAGATGGAGACGTGATAAGCGATATTAAATATCATCAAACATTAGGATTTTATATGATTGGTAAATATGGTTTTAGTGTACCATTCGGGCAAGGCGTAGATGTAGAATATTTTGAAGAATTTGCTGTTCATGTATCTAAAACATTTGAGGTCATTGGCAACATTTACGAAAATCCAGAAATTTTGGAGGTGGAGTGATGGAAAAATCAAAAGAAATTGGTTTAGCAATCACAGAAATACAAGTAAAGGTATTAACTCAATCCGAATCTTTGAGTGCCTATGAATTGAATAACATTAAAATAAAAGCAAGAACTTTATATGAAAGTCTTGTATGGTTACATTACGAAGCACAGGAGAGAAAATATTGAAACGCTTCTTAATCGGCTATGCCTTGCTTACTACTTGCTTGTTATTCATGCAACGTGAAGCACAGAAACCCTTGCTAGTCTATCATGCTGATAGTAAATACGCTATCACTGGCAAGGTGGAAGAAAAACGAAAAATCGGAAGTCTTTTTACAATCACGGTTAATGGGAATGTTTTCGTGGTTAGTGAAGATAGATTTGAAAAAGTAGAAATTGGAGATGAGGTAAAAATATGATGAAAAAATTATTAATTACAGCTTTAATCAGCTTGTCTTTTGTTAGTCTTGTAGGCTATGGAAATAAAGATATTATTGGAACAACCTTTACTTTCAAATACGCAAAAATCAAACTAGTTGACGGACAAATCGTTGAAGGCGAGGTCAAGCAATGGGCGAAATACGACGACCAAGACAGTGTTCGAGTTACTTTTGAAAATGGAGAGGTGTATTACACTCACTCAAGTAATGTAACCTTGTATAACAAATAGAAAAGGAAAATTATGACAACAAACATGGAACTTTTAGCGCATCGTGTCGAACAATGGGCAAAAGAACGAGGATTGGATAATCCAAACAATAGCACAGCTCAAGCGCTGAAATTATTTGAAGAAGCGGGCGAACTTGCACAAGCACACTTGAAAGAACGTGAGCAAGACGGAAAAGATGCAGTCGGGGATATTTTGGTAGTGCTGACTATCTATTGTCAACAGAAAGACTGGTCTATTGCTGAATGTTTTCAAATGGCATGGGATGAAATTAAGAACCGAAAAGGTAAAATGGTAAACGGTTCTTTTGTGAAAAGTGAGGATTTAAAAGATGGACTACGAGCAAAGATTAAATGATAATCAACGTAAACGCTTTGCATTTATGTTAAAACAAAAGCGCAAAGATAAAAAAATATCACAAGCAAGACTAGGTAATATCTTAGGATACGCTCAATCGGATATCTATAAATGGGAAACGTGTAAGGCAAGACCTAACTTTTATCAAGTGGAAGACGTAGCGACCTACTTTAATCTTCCTTTGAATATTTTGATAGGAGAGTGAATTGCAATTACAAAGAAAACTTAAAAAATTAAAAATTAAAAATATCAAAATACGGTCAATTCATAGAGAGATACAAGATTTAAGAACTGGTATTGTAAAAGGGCAGTCATTTAACGGGATGCCTAAAACTCCAAGCAATGACAATCGCACAGAAGATTTAAATATAAAAATCACGGATAAGATAGATGAGTTATACAAGCAGATAGAACAAGAACAAAAAGAACAAGAGGATTTGACACAAGCTATTGAGTCATTAGAAGACCCGATTGAAAATATCGTGATGCGCTTATTGTATATCAACGGGCTAAGTTGGAGTGAAACAGAAAGAGAATTAAATTGTAGCCCTGCAACTATCCAACGTGCTAGAGATAGGGCAGTTGTAAACATATCTAAAATCTTTGATAATAACGATAGTATTTAATAGTTTTAAAGTGGTATTATGTTAGTATCAGAAAAGCGGTAAGCATGACTGATAGACTCCTATTATATTTTTCGGTGTTAGGAAAGTATTCATTGTTGATTTTCCTTTGTGTTTTTTAATTTTATAGTTTATATATCTCTAAACTTCCTAACACCGTTTTTGTTTTTTGGGAATATAGGTCTCCACAGGGATGACAAGGCTAGAGCCTATGCATAAGCTGACTAGACGTCGTCAGCATAGATGCCGGAGGGTGCAACTCCCCCTATTCTCATGAGAGGTCTTCATTAAACTACACTATTGTGTAGTTTTTTGTTTTGTAGAAAATGGAGGTGGTGGAAAGTGGGATTTAAAAACAATGTATACGGATATGTTTATTGTATCGAGAATAAGGTAAACGGTAAAAAGTATATCGGTATCACCACACGAACAATGAACAAAAGATTTGAAGAACATAAAAAAGCCAACTCATATATAGGAAATGCTATTAGAAAATATGGCGTCAGCAATTTTTCTATAAGTGAATTAGATATAGCAAAAACGCATGAAGAATTGTGTCAATTAGAAGTGTTTTACATTGAAAAATTCAAAACATTTGAAAATGGGTACAATTTAACAATCGGCGGAGATGGAGTAGTTAAGGATATTTATGTTGATGTCGTTTTGAACAATAGACAGAAAAAATTTATTGAATTTGTTGATAAAGAGAATGAAAAGAAAGTTGATGTTGACAATTACGAAGAAATGATTAAGTCATGTTTGTTAAATATTACTTATTGCTATTTGATGAGTGATTCAAAAATCATTAAGAGACAATCTGCAAAACTCATCTTGAAACTAAAATCTCACTTGTTAGAACAAGTTCTAAAAATGAAGTTGTTTCCACTTGATGAGGTGAGGAGGTGGTCAGAGTGGCAAAGTACACAGAGTGGCTAACTAGAGAGGGTTTGTTACAGATAGAAGGGTGGGCAAAAGACGGCTTAATTGACGAACAGATAGCGAAAAACATGGGCGTTGCTTACTCAACTTTTAAAGACTGGAAAAAAAGGTTTCCGGACTTATCGGCCGTCCTAAAACGAAGCAAAGAAGTAGTTGATCGTGAAGTGGAAAATGCTTTATTTGAATCAGCTAAAGGCTTTGTTTACGAAGAGGAAACAGTTACAAATACTGGTGAAGTGGTAACTGTAAAAAAATATAGTAAACCAAATGTAACGGCTCAAATCTTTTGGCTCAAAAACCGAAAACGCAACGAATGGCGAGATAAACAAGAAATTGAACAAACAACCCGCACAATCGACATAAAAGTTGGTGATTGGGATGATAACGAAGAATAAGCCTAAAATCAATATCGTTATTGACTATCCAAGCCGTGTATTTAATAAGCATATCTTTGATAAGCTATACGACTATTCAACGTTTACCGAGGTACACTATGGCGGTGCTTCAAGTGGGAAAAGTCATGGAGTGATACAAAAGGTAGTCTTTAAGGCTTGTCAAGATTGGAAGCATCCAAGAAAAGTATTATTTCTTAGAAAAGTAGGCGCTACGGTCTATGACTCTATCTTTGAAGATGTGAAGCAATGTTTGGACAGTTGGCAGTTGTTAGACAAGTGCAAGGTCAATAATTCAGCATACCGCATAGAACTACCAAACGGCGCACAGTTCATTTTTAAAGGGTTAGATAACCCTGAGAAAATCAAGTCTATCAAAGATATATCAGATGTAGTCATGGAAGAAGCTTCCGAGTTTACGCTTGACGATTATACACAGTTAACTTTGCGTTTGCGTGCTAAAAAACACTTGAATAAGCAAATATTCTTGATGTTTAACCCTGTTTCAAAAGTGAATTGGACGTATAACGCTTTTTTTGTAAAGAAGCCAAAAAATACGGTTGTTTATCACACGTCATATAAAGATAATCGCTTTTTAGATCAAGTCACTATCGAGAATATCGAGGAACTAGCCAATAGGAATGAAGCGTATTATAAAATTTATGCTTTGGGCGAGTTTGCGACACTTGACAAGTTAGTCTTTCCTAAGTATGAGAAACGATTACTTAATAAAAGTGAGTGGGAGCATTTACCCGCTTATTTTGGTCTTGACTACGGTTTTATTAACGACCCGTCAGCCTTGCTTCATGTAAGGGTAGATGATGAAAACAAGCGTTTGTATGTCGTTGATGAGTTTGTAAGAAAGGGATTGACGAATGACAAGATAGCAGAAGCAATCAAGGCGCTTGGATATGCCAAAGAGCAGATACGAGCAGATAGCGCTGAAAAGAAATCAAACCAAGAATTAAGAAATCTTGGTATTCCACGAGTGATAGACGTACAGAAAGGTGCTGGCTCGGTTATGCAAGGTATTCAATACTTATTACAGTATGAATGGATAGTTGATGAAAGGTGCGTTAAGTTGATTGAAGAACTTGAAAATTATACTTGGAAGAAAGATAGAAAGACAAACGAATACATCAACGAACCAGTTGATAGCTATAATCACTGCATAGATGCTATACGTTACGCATTGCAAGATAGAATTTATCAAGCGAAAAAAGAAATTGATGTTGATAGAACAATTAGTAAAATCAATAAAATGTTCAGGAGGTAGAGAGTGGACAAAGTAAACGAATTTGAACATGGTATAGACACAGTAAATAAATCAAGGTCTGACAGTCTATACTTTGGCAGTATTTCAAACGAGCAATTTAGATATGCTTCAAGTGATGAGTTGCTGAATACGGATAACGGCAAAAAAGTCTTTAGAGGTATGATTGAAGCGTTTTTTAACAGTCAACAAAAGCGCTTGAAAGTATTATCATCTTATGCTAAAGGCGATAATTACAGCATCTTATCAGGAAACAGACGACTTGACAACGAAAAAGCAGATTATAGAGTACGTCACAAATGGGGCGGGTATATTTCTAGCTTTGCTACTAACTACGTTATCGGAAATCCCGTTTCTATTGGTATCCTTGAGGGGGCAGAGAAAAAGCAACTTGAAACCATTCAAGAAATTGAGTGGAACAATGACATTAACGCATTGAATGGAGATTTGGCACTTGATGCTTCAATCTATGGACGTGCTTTTGAATACCACTTTAGAGATAAAGACGGAGCAGATAGGGTTGTTTTGATTAACCCGCTTGAAATGTTTGTTGTTCGTGATTTAACAGTTGAACAAAATATCATTCTTGCCGTACATCTTCCAGTATTCGCTGATAAAGTGAATATGACAGTCTATACTAAAGACCAAACTATCACTTATAAACCTTATACAACAAATGCAGTACGCTTGACTGTTGATACAACCACAAAGCATGAATATAGAGATGTACCAGTTGTCGAATGGTGGAATAATCGCTATCGAATGGGTGACTTTGAAAGTGAAATCTCTTTGATAGATGCCTATGATGCTGGGCAATCTGACACAGCTAACTATATGTCAGATTTGAATGATGCAATGCTTTTGATTAAAGGAGACCTTGATGCATTAGGCTTGTCAGCAAGTGATATTGCTAAGATGAAAGATGCTAACACACTACTACTTCAAACTGGCATCAGTGCAAATGGACAACAAACAAGCGCAGATGCTGGATATATTTATAAGCAGTATGATGTGAACGGTACAGAAGCATATAAGAACCGCTTAGCAAATGACATTCATAGATTTAGTCGTATTCCTAACCTTGAAGATGACCGCTTCAATGCTACTTCATCGGGAATTGCCTTGCTTTATAAAATGATTGGCCTTGAGCAAGTCAGAAAGGACAAGGAAACATACTTTACTAAGGCTTTGCGTAGGAGATATGAACTAATCAGCAATATTCACAAGGCTATCAATAAGCCAACGATTGAAGCTAGCAAGCTGACATTTACTTTCCATCCAAACATTCCACAAGACGTATGGAATGAAATTAAAGCGTATATTGAAGCGGGCGGAGTGGTATCACAAGAAACATTGATGAACAATGCTAGCTTTACAGACTACAAGACAGAGCAAGAGCGCATTTTGAAAGAAACTGGAGCAAGTGACAACGAGATCATGCAGTTAGTAGGTGGCATGAATGAGCAAGAAAGTTGATAACCGACTATATAACGCAGAACGTAAGGCACAAGCTGAACTAATCAAGCGTGATTTAGACCGTGACAAACTGATAACACGGTTGTATCAAGAAAGCTATGACAGACTACAAGCGCAGATAGACAAGTTTTATCTTGGTTATGCTGGACGTGAGGGTTTGACGAAACAAGAAGCTATGAAGCGTGCTTCTGAATTTGACGTTACCAAGTTTGCAGATAAGGCAAGAAAAGCCGTTAAAGAGAAAGATTTCAGTCATAAGACTAATTCATGGTTAAGAGTTTATAACTTGAAAATGAAAGTCAGTCGTTTGGAACTTTTGAAAGCTGAGTTAGGTCTTGAAATTAACAGTTTGACAAGTAACCTTGATGAAGTCTTTGATAAGGCACGTAGAAGCGAATATTTAGCCGAATTTAAGAGACAAGCGGGTATCTTGGGTATTTCTTCCAAAGGAGCGAAAAAGCGCTTAGATTCGATTTTAGACGCTGATTTTTACGGACAATCTTTTTCTAGTCGAGTTTGGGGCAAAACAGGCTTACAACAAATACTACAAAGAGATGTTTTTGCTTCTTTAAATCGTATCTATACAGACATGAACGGTTACCAAAGAGAAATGAAGCGACTTGCTGAAAGGTATAATACTAGCGAATCAAGTGCTAAACGGTTATTGAAAACCGAGATAGCAAGGATAAACTCTGACACAGACCACGCTATGTTAAAAGATAATGGCTTCACTCATATGATTTTTGTAGCTGAACCTGGAGCTTGTAACATTTGCGGGCCGTTGGATAACACAGCAGTACCGATTGACAAGGTTGAAAAAGGCGTGAATATGTTTCCGATGCATCCAAATTGTAGATGTTCAGCGTATGGACATATTGAAATGCAGTACAAAGACGGAAGAAGCACGCTAGATGAGTTTAATTCTTGGAATGAAAAAGACGATAGTATAATTCTTCAACAAGCGGAAGAAAATACTAAGATTGATTTCTCTAAACTAACAACTGAAGAAATCAACAATCTTGACTTTGATGATCTTATGAAATATTATGAGTGGGTCGAAGAGCAAGAGAAGCTAAAAGTGAAACTAAAAGAATTACAGGCAGAAGCAGAGAGAAAACTTTTAGAAGAACGAGAAAACAAAGTCTCTAAAACTCGTCGGGACTTAGTCTCACGTATAGAAGAGAAACTTCGGACGACGAATTTTGTTGATGTTTTCGGCGAAGAAAATGCACAAGGTGTTTTAAGAGAATTGCGCTTCTTTCCAAATGATGATTTTGTAAATTCGGTCTACGGTTCAGTAGATAAATTATCATTTGTCAGAACAAGGGAAATGAACTCTCGTGTAAGTACTACAAAAGTCTATCTTTCAAAAAGTGATTTTGTTTACAATAAAAAACTTAACCAAAAAGCGCATTCGATAGTTTTACACGAGTTAACGCACGGTGTTGATAATATTGCGAGTTATTTCGGTGCTCCAGAACTGAAAGGAAAAGCCTTCAGTAGTCAGTATGACTTGCACAAAGTCATAAAAAAAGATATGGACAATTATATTTTCGGGGACATGAAACTCAAAAGAGGGGCTTCAACAGAAGAGAAGATAGCATTCTTCAATCTTCAACAAGCTAAAGTAAGAGATTTTAAATCGGAATTATATGAACTGGCAAAGAAACTAAACCCAAAAATTCATCCCGAAGCAAATGCAGAAGTTACCGCATTTGCATCAGATATGATGAGTTCATTCAGAAAAGCGGAATATGGAAGTCAAGTCTTCGGACATGAGGATAGTTACTGGAAAGATAAATCCAATCGTGGGATGGAATTTCTTGCAGAATACACTCAAGCACAAATGACGCCTGAAATAAAAGCATTTTATGACAAAGTTTTTCCAAATTCTGTTAAAATATACAACAAGATATTTGAAGATATTTCAAAATTGAAACTAGAAAACCAAAAGCCGCTTATTTGGTAGGGAGGGTATAGAATGTTTTTTTGGAAAAACGAAGAAATTTATAAACAATTCAAAGAAATTGGAGAGCGATACAGAAACCATTTTGGAGAAGATTTCCCGGTATATCTGATAATTCCTTTCGAGGTGACCGAGGAAGTTCTTTTAAAATATAATTCAGTCGTGGATTCGTGTATCAAGAAAAATGAAGCGTTTGAAAAACCGATTGATTACGATGATAGAAAATATTAAGCACCTAGAGAAATCTAAGTGCTTTTCTTATGCCCTAACCGTATGGAATCCCGTACGGTTTTTATATTGTCCAAACCGTGCTTACGACATTAAAAGGCGCATGAGTTCGAGGGGGTTGCTCGTAAAAGCGTAGAGAAAGGAGCCAAACATGGCAGAAGAACAAACACAGACAGTTGATACTCAAGTTCAGGACACTACGGTTGAGGAACAAGCTAGCAATCCAAAACAAGAAACTGAAAAAACGGTATCAATCGCAGAGATGCAACGCAGACTTGAGCAAGCAGAGAAAAAGCACGCTCAGTCAACACAAGAAGCTATTGCAAAGGCTTTGGAAAAATACAAAGCTGAAACGGAATTATCAGGCAAAGAACTTGAAGAATACCGCCGAAAAGAAGCCGAAGCAGAAAAGCAATCACTACTTGAAAAAATCGCTGGTTTAGAAAAAGAACAAACTAAGCGAGAATTGACAGATGAAGCTATAAAAACTCTATCAAGTCGTAAGTTGCCTGTTAACGAACGAGTGCTTGCTTTTGTCGTAAAAGATACGGCAGATGGCACACTACAAGCTATTTCAGACTTTGAAAGCATTATTAGTGAAATCAAGTCTGAATACACACAATCAGAACCGCCCGCAGTAAGTACGGCTTTTGGTGGTTCAAAAACTCAATCAAGCGGAGAAATTTTCCGCAATTCAAGAATTATCTAAAGGAGATTTTATAAATGACAGTACAAACTTTTAACCCTGCTAAAGTCCTTGTTTCACAGAAACCAGACGGAACTCTTCACAAAGAATTTACAGACATCATCATGAAGGAAGTAGCTCAGAACTCTATCGTGATGCAACTTGGTAAGTATCATGAAATGGACGGCAAACAAGAAAAAACAGTCCACGTTCAAACTGACGGCGTTTCAGCTTACTGGGTAAATGAAACAGAAACAATCAAGACTGACAAGCCTGAAATCGTACCAGTAACGCTTCGTGCTCACAAACTCGGTATCATTCTTCTTGCTTCTCGTGAAGCGCTCAACTACACTTGGGAAAAATTCTTTGAAGACATGAAACCACAAATTGTTGAAGCATTCTACACTAAGATTGACGAAGCTGGACTACTTGGACATGAAACACCATTTGCAAACTCAGTCGCTAAGGCTGCTAAAGATGCAAGCAAAGTCATTGGTGGCCCAGTAACTTACGAAAACATCTTGAAACTTGAAGACAAACTTTTGGACGACGACATTGAAATCAACGCTTTTGTATCTCGTGTATCTAACCGTTCAGCGCTTCGTGATGCTCGTGACGGTGACAAGAAAACAATCTTTGACAAAGACACAAACAAACTTGACGGGACAGTTGTCGTTGACATGAAGTCTAAACAATTCAAGAAAGGTGATTTGCTTGCTGGGGACTTTGACAACCTCATTTACGGTGTACCTTACAACATCAACTATAAGATTTCTGAAGAAGGTCAAATCACGACTGTTAAGAACGCTGATGGAACTCCAGTCAACTTATTTGAACAAGAAATGATTGCTATCCGTTGCACAATGGACATTGCAGTTATGATCACTAAGACAAACGCATTTGCTAAATTGACAGATGCATCAAACGTCTAAAAAGGGGGTATTGAATGGCCTATATCGTAACTACTAACATTATTGACACTAAAGATAATGGTTGGTTCTACGAAGCTGGGGAAACATATCCTAGACAAGATTTGACAGTATCAGATGCACGAATTAAAGACCTTTTGAAAAAAGGGGTTATCGCATCTGATGAAGAACCGAAAGAAGAACCAACAACAAAAACTAAAGGGGAATAAATATGGATAATACCCAACTTGCAAAAATTAAACGTAGGTTGGGGATTGACCCCAACGACACAAAAGAAAATGACTTGTTACAAGACCTAGTTGAAGATGCAGAAAGCTACTTCAAATCTCTTACTGGTTCAGTATATATTGACAGTAAGTATAATTTTATGATTGAAAACGTTGTTTATAAACTCTATGGACGTAAAGGTTCAGAAAGTGTTTCTACTGAAACAGTTGACGGATATTCAGTAACTTATCAAGATTACGACAACTTATTTAAGCCTTATATGGCTATTTTAAATAAAGATTTTGGTCTTGATGGTTCACAACGTCAACGAGGAAAGGCATTCTTTCTATGAAAACACCTCACAGAATTACGCTCGTAAGAGGTAAAGGCGTTGCTAAGTACAATCCAGTAACGGACACTTACGAAAACCAAGCTGAACAATCCGAAGTTGTACCATGTTTTGTGAATTACATTCAAAGAGCCAAAGTTTTTGAACTATACGGCAATCGTTCAGATGTCGTTATGATTTGCAGATTTCAGCAAGAACAAGAACCGTTCTTGTATGCAATTTATGACGGGTTCAAGTATGAATTGATTGATAGCGTAGAAGCATCTAAAAGCGCCGTAAGGCTCAAAAGGACGGTCAAGGTATAAATGGGTGTAAATGTAGAATGGCACGGCTTAGAGAAGCTAACAAGCACGATTTACAACGCACACCCTAAAGCCGTAGAACAATCTATACAAGTTGTTAAGAACAAAGGCGAAAAAGGAAAGAAAGTAGCAAGGGAACTAGCTCCAAAAGATACTGGATTTTTGAAAGATCATATCAACGTGACATATCACGGTATGGAAGCATGGATAACAGGAAGTGCATCTTATACAGGTTATCAAGAATACGGTACTCGTTTCATGGCTGGTAAACCACACTTTAGACCTATGTTAGAGCAAATATTACCCGAATTTCAAAAGGATATGACGGACGTTATGAAAGGAGTGTTTAAATGACACCAAACCACGATTTGTTTAGGAAGTTATTTGCTCTTTCTGATTTAAGAGTAGATACTTATGATTATCTACCCAATGCAGATGCACAATATCCGTTTGTCTATATCGGAGAATATAACGGCTCTGACACGCCTAACAATGACTTGTACGGAACAGTAAGGCAAACAGTCCATATTTACGGTGCAAGGAAGAATAGAAGCAAAATAGACAACGTTTCAGCCTATCTTGAAAATACAGTTAAGTATTTCAAAGAGGGGTATGAATATAATTTCAATCATTTAACAACAGATAAACAAGTTATTGCAGATAATACAGACGTCCAGCCTTTACTTCATGTAGTGCTGGATATTACTTTTAGTTATACCAAAAAGGAGAAATAATAAATGGCAGATTTAATTTTGGGGAAAGACGTTATTGCCTTTTTCCGTCGCTATAAAGACCGCACAAAACAAGATGCGGGTAAAGTACGTTTTCAATCTGAACTTTCTATCAAGTTAGAAAAGAATGTAGAGAGCACAAAAACAAAAGACGGTGTTGTTAACTCTATCTCAGATGGAGAAACAAGTGGAGAATTTAAATCACTTGCTTACCGTGAAGACGGCGACACAGTGAATATGTGGAAAGAGATGCGCAAATGGTTTACAGCAAGTGATAAAATCGAATGTTGGATTGTAGACCTTGGAAGCAAGAAACAAGTTGAAGGCGTTGATAAGTACGACGTTGAATACTATCAAGGTTACTTCAAGAATTTTGAATTGTCAGCACCGTCAGACGATAAAGTTGAATTATCTTATGAAGTTGCTATTGACGGAAACGGTATCTTGCATACTGATAAACTTACTGCTACACAAAAACAAGCAGTTGAAAGCGCACAATACAACTACCACACTTTAGAGAAAGAAACAGACGGAGCGGGTGTTCCGGTTTAATAGTGGTATTTACAAGGGCAATTTATTTGCCCTTTATTTTTTTATTCAAAAGGAGAAAAATAAATGATTTTAAAAATTGGAGAACGTGACTACACACTACGCTTTGGACTTGGCTTCTTACGAGAAATGAACAAACTTCATTCTGCTGAGTTGGAAGGTATGAAAACTGGCTACGGTGCAATGACATTGTTTAATGCTGGACAAGCGCTTAATGATCCAATGGCTTTTGTTGACATTATCAAAGCGGGAACAGTCACAGAAAACCACAAACCAAGCAATGAAGCTATCGAAAAATATCTTGAAGATTTGATTTTGAATGACGAATACGACAAGACGATTACTGAAATTGTGAACGAGTTAAAAGCATCTCCCCTACTCAAAAAAGCAATGAACCTAGTAGAGTAAGGGAAAACCAAGGTTCAGACTTTGGCTATGACGAAGCAATAGCCTTGCTTATTGCAAGACATAATATGACGTTTAAAGAAGCATCACGCACCACGCTAGAAGAATTTGAAATTTATAACACTGCTTACCTTATTCAGCAGGAAGATAGACGATATAATTCAGCAATTCAAGCATGGTTTAATCAAACAGTCCAAGCAACTAAAGGCAAAGGCAAAAGCGCAAGGTCAGCCTTTAAAACGTTTGACGATTTTTACAATCATAAAGACGAGTTTGACAAGATTTTCAAAAAAGATGATGTCAGACAAGTCAAACAAAAGAAAATGAGCCTTGCTGATAGAAACAGAAGGCTCAATCAATCTACGAGAGAAAGGGGGTAACTATGGGAACAAATTTTGATGTTACCGCCATACTAAAAGCCAATGTTTCTGATTTTTCTAGCGGTATGAAAGAAGCACAAGCATCTTTACAAAGCCTTAAACATCAAACAGGCTCAAGTTTAGACAAAGTAAGCAATAGTCTTTCAGCGGTTGGTGCTTCTGCAATTAAACTTGGTAGCGGTATGACTGCTACATTGACAGCACCAGTAGTTGCTGGCGTTACTGGTATCGTCAAATCATTTGCTGACCTTGAACAAAGCCTTGGTGGTGTAGAAACACTGTTTAAAGATAACGGTACAAGTGCTATTGGACTTGCTAAAAAATACAACATCACAGCAAAAGAAGCGCAAGCTATGTATGACACAATGGAAGCAAAAGGCGCAAGCGTTCTTTCCAATGCAAACAATGCGTTTAAAACGGCTGGTGTATCAGCAAATCAGTATATGCAACAGGTAACTTCATTCTCTGCTACATTGCTTCAAGGTTTAGGCGGAGATACTGAAAAGGCCGCCCAATATGCTGACAAAGCGCTTGTTCAGATGGCAGATAACGCCAACAAAATGGGTACTAATATGTCCGATATTCAAAACGCTTATCAAGGTTTTGCAAAAGACAATTATACAATGCTGGACAACCTAAAATTAGGCTATGGCGGGACTGCTGGCGAAATGGCACGTCTTGTTAACGAGTCAGGCGTTTTAAATGGAGAATTTGAAGCGACAGCACAAAACGTGAAAGATATTCCATTCCATACTTTGATTGAAGCTATCGGAATTACGCAAGATCGCTTAGGAATTACTGGAACGACTGCTAAAGAAGCAAGCGAAACAGTTTCGGGTTCATTCCAAGCTATGAAAGCATCATTTGAAAACTTAGTAGCGGGTCTAGGGCATGGCGAAGCTGATATATACGGTTTATTTGAAAATCTAAAAGAAACGGTGTTGACATTCAAAGATAATGTCGTTCGGGTTCTTTTGACTATATGGGATAACTTACCACTTGAACCGTGGCAGAAATGGATAGGACTTATAGCAGTATCGGCTGGCCCTGCTTTAATTGCAATCGGTGGCGTTCTTTCCTTTGTCGCTAAGCTTATAAGTTCTATCACTTTAATATCTGGCGCAGTTTCTAAATTTTCAGCTCTATTTTCAGCATTGCAAGGTGGTAGCGGTATTTTAGGTACTATTGCAAGTGCTTTTGGAGCAATCGGCGCACCAGTCCTTGTTGTTATCGCAGTGATAGCTAGTTTAATTGCTATTTTAGTAGGTGTATATAACACAAGTGAAGAATTTAGAAACAAGGTCAATTCAGCATTTGAAGCAGTTAAAACTGCAATCACAAGTGCTATTCAAGAAGCAGTTAGTTTTGTTCAAGATATTTGGGGTACGCTTGTTTCTTGGTGGTCTGAAAACCATGAATTGATTGAGCGTGTAGCTACTAAAGTTTGGAATGCTATTAAAACAGTAGTCGAAACTGTAACCAATTTCTTAGCACCTATTATCCAAAGCGCTTGGAATGCTATCGGGACATATATTTCAGTTGTTTGGGGATTGATTAAATCCACAATAGGCGCTGGACTTGATTTTATCTTAGGTATTATCAAGGCAGTTATGCAGATCATTGATGGCGACTGGTCGGGCGCTTGGGAAACAATCAAAGAAACAGCAAGTAGACTTTGGGAAAATATCAAGAATATCATCAAACAATACTTGGACGGTATCGTTCAAATTTTTAGCGGTATCTTTGAGTTCTTAAAAACTGTTTGGGAAACAGGTTGGAATGCTCTTATTACATTCTTAACGCCAATTTGGGAAGGTATTAAGTCGGCAGTTCAAACGGGTATTGAAGCAGTGACTAATTTCTTCCAAACTTCAATGACTGGTATCCAATCAACTTGGGAAAATGTATGGAATACAATAACAGCTTTTATTGGCCCGATTTGGACGGCTATTTATGAAACGATCTATACAACATTAACGACTATTTGGACGTATATCCAAACTACATTTGAAGCAATCAAGTCTATATTTGTTAACGCTTGGGAAATTATTAAAGTTATATTCGCTACGGTGTTATTAGTTATTTATGGTTTAGTTACTGGCAATTTTGACTTAATCAAACAAGCTATTTCTAATGCTTGGGATATTATCAGCGCAAAAACGAATGAAATTTGGAACACTATCTCAACTTTCTTGTCAGGAATTTGGGAAAGTATCAAATCAGCAGTTTCTAACGCTTGGGAAAGTATTAAATCAGCTATATCAACGGCACTTGAAACGACAAAAACAACAGTTCAGAATATATGGAATAATATTGTTTCATTTTTAAATCAAACACTAGAAAATATCAAATCAGGTATTTCAACAGCTTGGGAAAATATCAAATCTAGTATTTCAAATGCTGTTGAAAATATTAAAAACACAGTTACAAACGGCTGGAATAATCTAGTTAGCACGATAACGAACGCTGGTCCTCGTATTGTTTCAGCGGTAAGAAGTGGATTTGATAATGCAGTAGCATCTGCTAGAAACTTTATCGGTCAAGCTGTAAACGTAGGTCATAATCTGATTATGGGATTTGTGAACGGGGTTAGAAATGCCGCTGGTGCTTTAATTAACTCAGTTACAAGCGCAGTAAGTGGCGCTATTAATGGCGCTAAACGTTTACTTGGTATTCATTCGCCTTCAAGAGTGTTTAGACAGTTTGGTATTTACACAGACGAAGGTTTTGTTATCGGTGTGAACAGTAAAGCTGGCGCAGTCGTGAAATCAGTCGGGAACATGGCACAAGGGGCGATAGATGCCTTTACTGGCAAAGACTTAGCTGGTAACTTGCAAAGTGAACTAGGCGCAGTAGATGGCGAATTGGGTCGCTTGTCAGGATATAACACTTCCGTTGACTTTAACGGTGGCACAATCACAGTCGGGCAACAATCTGCTGACATTGTTCTTAAAATGGGTAACACGACTTACAGAGCGTTTACTGAAGACATTACAAGCGCTCAAGAAATGGAATTGACCTTGGCTAATTATTAGAAAGGAGAAAGCTATGTATGGATATTCAAAATTAGAAAAACATAACGAAAACGTGGCTTTCGAGCCAAGCGATAATATGATAATAAACAGCGTTACACTAGATAAAGTAGTTGAAGGTTATAGACAATTAACGGTTACTGGTAGAGGTCTAGTAGCCCAATCCGTCAAAACAACTTCTATCTCTGGAAGGCGTGGCGTTTGGGTTGAAGATATTTCAGATCCTGAACGAGTGTTAGAAATCAAGTATCAGTTAACGGCTGACTCAAGCGCTGAATTAAGAGAGAAATTTTTTTCTTTAAATAAATTTTTGCGCATAAACCAAGCAAGTTCAGGTATGCTTCAAGTATCATTTAAAGATGAACCTGATTATTATTACTACGCTATTTTTAATGGCGCAGATGCTATCGAGGAAAACGCACTAACGGTAGTTAGTCGTTTTTCTTTGTTGGTTCCTGATGGTTTCAAGAAAACACGAGAGCAGACATCAACAGGTAACATATCAATAACTAGTGGATTTGAAGTAACGCCCGTATCTATCACAGTCACAACATCAAAAGCGACTGACACGGTTAAAATCACAAATGGCAGACAGATAATATCATTTACTGGTACTTATGAAGCTAACAAAGACATTGTGATTGAGTTCAAGCAAGATGAAGTGAAAGCAACTTATAAAGGCCGTAGCATTTTAAGTGAACTTGATTTGTTTAGTGATTTAGAGAATTTCAAAGTTAGACCGTTTGATACAATCACGGCGACAAATGCAACGGTTAAAGAAGTAGTTTGGAGAGAAGAGCGACTATGATATATTTATTTGATAAAGACGAGAAACTAATAAAAATCGTCAAAAAAGAAGCTATCAAGACTGCTCTTCAAAAGTTCGCTTTGACTACTGAAAAATACGTATCTGACAGGCTCACGGTTGAGATGAAAGAGTTGAGCAAGAAAGAATTTGATGCAGTCGAGTATATGGCTATTCAGTCAATCGAAGATGCACACACTTTCCATTATTTTTATATTGCTCAAAAGTTTTCTGAAAATCTCACTACTTTAATCGGCGTTCAGTCAGGTATTGAAGAATTAAGAAAATCCGTTGTTTTAGACAAAAGACCTCATAATACATTTGCTAGACCTATTATTAACGAACTGCTTGCTGGTACTAACTGGCAAGCACGTTTTGTTAGCGAAACAAGTCAACGATCAACAAACTTCTACTACATTTCAACATTTGAAGCCTTGAAAAAGGTCTGTCAAGTTTGGAATTTAGAAATGCAGTTTTTCGTTGAAGTGAACGGCAATAAAATAGGCGCACGCTATATTGATTTCAAAGAGAAAATCGGAGAAGCGACTGGCAAGCGTGTAGTTTACGGACACAATGCGCTTCAAATCTTGCAAGAGGTAGAGCGTACAAATCTATTTACTGCTTTAATTGGACGTGGTAAGGGCGAAGAACTCAGCGCACCAAGTGAAGAGAGCAGTCACGGCACATACGGGCGCAGAATTACATTCGAGGATGTCGTTTGGGAAACTAAAAAAGGCAATCCAGTAGATAAGCCAAAAGGTCAAAAATACGTTGAACTTCCTGAAATGACTAAACGCTACGGTATCAAAAACGCAGATGGGACAATGCGTGCAAAAGTAGGCTTCGCAGTCTTTGAAGATGAAGAAGATAAGAACGTATTGATTAAGCGCACTTATGATGAACTTGTGAACGCATCAAGACCACAGTTGACCTTGAAAACCTCTACTGTTTATCTAAAAGGTGTTAAAATCGGCGATACTATCCGTGTTGTACGACATGATAAAAAGCTAGATTATGATACCCGTATCTTTGAAATCACATTTAACCGTTTGAATAATGAGTCAAGCGACATTAAATTAGGCGATAGGATTTCGGAAAGCAATGAAGCTAAAATCCAAAATATCGCTAGTCAGAAAGTAGATGAACTTGTTTCAAGTGGCTTCAATAATATCATCTCTAAACTTCCTGAATTTCTTCCAAGCCCTGACGGTTTTAACAATAACTGGTACGGCAAGGACGACCCTACGAAGAAATATGTCGGGAAAGTGCTAGTCAATGATATATGGTTCAAGCCTGACCCTGAACATGAAGGACAGACAATTCTATTGCGTTGGACGGGCGAAGTTTGGCAAGAAATCATTAGAAGCAATAGCAAGCAAGAAATTATTGATGAAATCGAACGACAGTTTGGAAATCTTGACAAATCAGCATTAGAGGAAGTCAAACGCAGAAGCGAAGAAGCCTTAAAAAAAGCTGGTGCAAGTGAAGATTTAGCAAAGCAAGCGAAACAAATTGCAGACGAGAACGTCAGAAATTTAAACACATTCAAGGCAACAGCAGAAAGAGCACAAACGCAATTAAGTCAAGACGTTAACAACTTTAAAAATGAATATGGCTCTAAAATGCTTGAAGTCACACAAACGACAGACGGCATAAAGACTAAAATAGGAGAAATAACATCATTCATTGACAAGGACGGCCAACGTCAAGAAGAATTAAAGAGATACGCTAGAGAAGAAACGGCCAAGCAAACGAGCGTTATTCGTGAAACTTTATCGCAAGATTTTGTCGCTAAAAGTACTTACCTTGAAAATGTCGAGGGTACAAAACAACGTTTTGAAGCACTCACAAGAGAAAATGAAACCAAGTTCGCAGAATACAAGCAAGGGATTGACGGACGTATTATAGACATTGCAAGTCAAATTGCTGGCAAGGTCAATGAAGTAGACTTTCAAAGAGTTAAAGAGACAAGTCAGCTTTATGAACGTGTTTTGGGTAACACAGAACAAGGTTTGCCTGATAAGATTTCAAGACTTGTAATGTCTAATGAAATCTTTCAAACGGAAGTCAACGACTTAGTAGTATCTGATAACAACCTGATTGTCAATTCTGAAAAACTTGATAAGCATACAATCGTAGCCAAAAGAGACGGAGTTAGTATCTATAACACGAGTTATGGCGTATTTAATATTGACGCTCAAGGTCTGACTGGCTATAACTGGGGCGGGTTCACGTTACCTATTTACGTTCCTAAAATCTTAAAAGGCGAAGTTTACACGCTTGGATTTAAATATAAAATCAGACGACAACTAGATCATGAGTTTTGCGTTGTTATCAAAAATCACTCACAAAACAAAACTGTTTTACAAAAAACGATTGCCAATCCTGAAACACCAGTCAGAAATGTTTGGATTGACTTTCAAGGTACGTTCAAAATGACTGAAGACCTTGATTTTGACCAACAAGGAAACTTTCCTATTTTCTTCTATCTAGTCAAGAATGGCTGGGTAGAAGTCAAAGAGCCTATGCTTGTGAGAGGGCCAAGAACTGGTAGCTTTAAGCCAAGCCAATTTGATGAAGCCTATCGCAATCTTGAAGCTACAAAAACACAAGTGACACAGCTTGCGGGTTCATGGTCTGTTAAAAATCTGAATAGCGCTGGGGACGTGTTAGGTGCTATCAATTTAAACCCTGACGGCTCAGTTAAAATCAACGAGGGACTAATTTCAGTCGGAGAAAAAACCTATATCAAGGACGGAGTTATTAAAAAGTCCATGATTGGTAACGCTCAAATCGGGACAGCTCACATTGGAGAGATTGATGCAAGCAAGGCGAATATTATCAATATTTCCGCAAAGAATGTTGTCATGGACTCAGCAATGGCTAATAAGATGGTATCGAGCGACCTATTCACGGATGCTTTAGTTGCTAAAACTGCATTTATCAATAAACTAAGGTCATCAGTTGTCACTGCAGACTTGCTTGAAGGTTTCAAAGGTCGTATTGGTGGATTCCAAATCGGTACACATGAAAAAGACCCAAATACTTATTGGTTAACTGGTATTAATCAATTCGCAGTTGGTATGAGTAACGGTAGCTCTGCTTGGGGGCAAGTTGCTCTTTGGGTTAACTGGGGGACAGATTGGGGGAAATCAGGTCCTTATGCGTGGTACGTGTTGCGGACTGGTGAAATGTATTGCAAAAACGATGCTGGTTTTTATAAAAAGGTCGATTTCGCAGACGGAGGCTCTGTTAATTTTTATGGAAGTATAAATTATTATAAAGAACCTAAGTTTTTCAAGGGATTGAACATGTGGGATTCTGAGATCATTGGAGGAGGTTCGAATCCAAAAGGCGGAAATAATGCCGTTGTTTGGTGGAATCAAATCGGTTCTGGAAGTGTTAAATATTGGATTGATAAATCTTCAGATAGACGTTTGAAAGAGAATATCGCACCAACAACCGTCAATGCGATTGATACAATCAACAAGCTTGATATGGTTGAGTTTGACTTTATCAAAGACAAAAAGCATGAAGAAGTCGGACTTATCGCTCAAGAAGTCGAGAAAGTCATTCCACAAGCAATTTCAAGAGATCCTGAAAGTGAAGATAGTTATCTTCATATCGACTATACAGCATTCGTACCTTACTTAATTAAGGCTATTCAAGAATTAAATCAAAAATTGGAGGAAGCAAATGAAAGAAGAAATTAATCAACTGATCATTCAAAATTTAAGCAATGATATTGGACTGAAGGCAAGTGATGCAGCAACTTATAAAGCTTTGTATGAAATCACACAGAAACAACTTAATGAAATTTTAAATCTCATTGAGTCAAACGAAGAACTTAAAACTAAATTTGAAGAAGTGAAAGGACAAACAAAATGACAGTAAACAACTACACCCTAGCGACTAAACCTTATACTCGTGGTTTTGGAGACAAAACCACAACCATTGTTGAAATCCGTTTGCAAGACGGGAACCGTTACAGCACCAACCTACGTGAACTAGCTGGTGATCGCACACAAGACCAAGAAGACGTGCTTATCCAAGCGGTATTGGATATGGTTAAATCTGAATTAGATCCAGCGAATGCAATCGTCCAAGCTCAAACTAAAATCGAGCAAGCTGAACAGAAGCTAGCTCAGACTGAGAATAAACAGAACGAGTTACTTGAAATTACTGAAAAAATTAACAAAGTAGTTCGTGTGATGGCTCAAGATTCCATTATGGGTGAGAAAATCGCTTACGGGACTACTTATAAGGAACTCGTTGACCTCTTCCCGCTTGTTGAAAATGGTAAGAGTTATTCTCCCGGTTCAATGTTTGCAATCGAAGACCCTGAACATGTTGAACTTAACGGTGAAGGCAAACGTATCTTAATTCAAACTAACCAACAATTCATTTACCAAGGCGAATCACTCAAACAACTTGAAGGATCACCATCACAAAATGGAATTCTTGCAGTCTGGAAGTGGGAAGCACCAAAATCCAATAGTGAACTAGATACACAACCCGTTCAATAGGAGGTGTTTATGCAAGATTTAGCATTTCACGAACTAGCAGAACACTTAAAAAATCTATCTTACAGTCCATACATCCATTTCTTTTTTTGGTTGATGATTTTAGATATTGTGACTGGCTACATCAAGGCGTTTAAAACCAAACGATTTGATAGCAAGGTAGGTACAATGGGATTGATTAGACATTTCATTGTATTTGTCGTTATCTTACTTGTGGCTATGTACGCTCGTTCCCTTGGTTTTCGTAGCTTTGGGATTGCGTGGACTATGTTTTTCTCATTCAACTATCTGTTTTCAGTCATTGAAAATTGGGAAATTATCGGTCTTGCATTCCCTGAGTCTTTGAAGCCTTACATTAACCAACTAAAGAAAGACAACGCTAGAAAAATCGGGCAGTTATTGGTAAATATAGACCAAAAAGACAAAGTAGAAGTAGAACTTGAAGTAAAGGAGAAACAAGATGAATAAAATTAACTGGAAACTAAGACTACAAAATAAAGTTACACTTATCGCTCTTTTGGGAGCAATCTTCCTTATGGCGCAACAATTCGGGCTTGAAATTCCACAGAATTATCAAGACGGAGTGAATACATTCGTTTATATCCTTGTCTTGCTCGGGGTGGTTACTGATCCAACAACCGCTGGACTGACTGATAGCGAACGAGCGCTTGAATACTACGAACCTAAGAAAGACTAGAAAAGGGAAGCCGTAAGGCTTCCTTTTAATTTTAAAATGAAAGGGGGCAACCTTTGAAAAAAGTTATTAAACGTCAAGCGGGCGTTTGCGTTGACGTTCGGGACGGTTTAAATAGAGTCAAAGAAGAATTTTATAGTCACGACAAGAACAACGCTTATATCGAATTAAAACTAAACGGTCTAAACGCTGAAAAAGTTATCGTTTTATTTAAGTTCAAAACAACTAATCGGCTTTTGGAAGTTGCGGGAACAGTCGAAAACAACCTTGTTTCTATTCCATTCGATACAGCTTTAATCACGACAGATGAAATCGTGGACGGGTTCGTTTACGCTGAAAAAATCGTGCAATCGGCTGACATTTTGAAATTCTCGTTTGGGGTTCGTGTTTCAGAAATTGATAAACATAGCGAATTGCCAATTATTGAGAAAGACACAAAACGCATTGTGGCCTTGACTGATATTGTAACGAAAGCTGAACTAGAAGAAGCGATCAAGAATATTCACGTTGAAGGTGCAACGTATGACGACTCAAAAATTATTCAACGTTTGCAAGCACTTGAAACGAAACCTGAAATTGATACAAGCGGTTTTGCTACAAAAGAAGAACTAGCAAGCAAAGTTGAACGTGCTGAAATAAGCCATATTTCAACCGAAATAGAAGGTTTAAAGACAAAGACAGATAAAGATACCATCTATGACGATAGCGCCCTTAGAGAGCGTGTAACGGCGTTAGAAAACAAGACGGATAATGATACTGTATATAACGATACAGAAATCAAGCAACGTTTGGAAGTTTTGGAACACAAACCAAGCGTGAATACTAGCGAATTAGTTACCAAGCAAGAATTGGATTCTAAAGGCTACTTAACCGAGCATCAATCATTGTCTAACTATGCAACAAAGCAAGAAATACCTCAACCGTACAATGATACAGAGTTAAAAGAACGAGTCAATCGGTTAGAAAACAAGCCGGCTATTGATACCTCAAATTTTGTAACAAACGAAGTTTTAGCTAGTAAGGGTTATCTTATACAGCATCAGAGCCTAGAGGGTTACGCTAAGAAATCAGAAATCCCTCAAGCTTATAACGATACTGAAATTAAGCAAAGACTTTCTACTATTGAGCAAAAAGGGCAAGATTATGCTACAAAAGAGCAAGTTGCATCTATTCCTAAAAATCCCCAAAGATTGACTTTATCAGGCAATACCTTAATTCTTTCGGACGGGGGCGGTAGTGTTAATTTACCAACGCAAACAGTTACAAACGCACCCGCCGGACAAGTAAACCAGTACGAAATCCACGGAACTGGTATGCCAAACGGCAAGGTTACAGCACCAGTCGGGACTACTTACGTTGATACCGCAGTAACAAATGGAGCTTTGAAATGGATAAAAAGACGAGGGACAGATAATCAAGGCTGGGAAGTCTTAACGGGTGATACTGGTTGGCGTACTTTGAATATTCAGTCGAAACTAGGCGCTTCATTTTTGAAAGTGCGAAGAAAAAATGATACAGTCATGTATCAATTCGGTGGTCTAATCTGGGGCTGGTTCGGTGTCGTGCGACGTGGTGGCGTTGGATATAGTCCACAAGGAAGCGACAAGGAAAGAAATTGCTACATTTTAGGGTTGAGCGGTATTCCTGTCGGTTTTCGTTCTGAAGGGTCTTTAATAGGAAACATTTATAATGATAAAGGTGTGTCCTATGGCACTTGGTACCTTGGAGGCTATGGAGATAGCCATATGCTACGCTTCCAGTTTACTGATCCAGTACCTACTGATAGGGATATCGGGGACATCCGAGTAAGTTCTATCTCATATTTAACAAACGACCCGTGGCCTACAACATTGCCATAAAATGAAAGGAAATTAAATAAATGGGAATTAATATTGAAAATGCTATTGCATGGATGCGTGAACGTAAAGGACAAGTCTATTACAGTATGGAATACCGTGACGGTCCTGATAGCTACGACTGTTCAAGTTCAGTATATTATGCTCTAAGAAGCGCTGGGGCTTCATCGGCTGGATGGGCAGTTAATACAGAGTATGAACATGACTGGTTGATTAAAAATGGTTATGAGCTCATCTCTGAGAATCAACCTTGGGATGCCAAGCGTGGAGATATCTTTATTTGGGGTCGTCGTGGGTACTCTAGTGGTGCAGGTGGCCATACAGGTATGTTTGTAGACAGTGATAACATTATCCACTGTAACTATGCTCGTAACGGTATTACTGTTAACAACCATGATGATATTTGGTATTCTGCAGGTCAACCTTATTTTTATGCTTACCGATTGACTAATCAAAACGCTCAACCTGAAGAACCTAAAAAAGGCTGGCAGTCAGATGATAAAGGCGATTGGTACGCTAGAGCTAATGGCTCTTATCCTAAGAGTGAATTTGAGTACATTGAAGAAAATAAATCATGGTTCTATTTTGATGCCAAAGGCTATTGCGTTAAATCCGACTGGGTATTCCACACAGACGAAAAATGGTACTACTTTGAAGAAGATGGATACATGGTGTCGAGCTGGAGGAAAATCAACAATAAATGGTACTATTTCAATCGTGATGGTTCAATGCAAACCGGCTGGGTTAAATACTACGACAAGTGGTATTACCTTGATGGTCAAAATGGCGACATGAAGTCAGATTGCTTTGTTAAATACAATGACGGCTGGTACTTACTACTTCCAGACGGTCGCTTGGATGACAAACCAGAGTTCACAGTTGAGCCTGACGGTTTGATTACAACAAAATAAAAAATAAAATAGAAAGATCAAATTAATTATACCTACTAGACCGCTGGCGTTTGCTGGCGGTTTTTTTGTTTGCTCTGAAATACGCTTGATTATCACTTGAAACTCTTGAAAAAGCTTTATTTATATAGGGTTAGAAGCATTCTTTTTCGCTTGGTTACCAATTTTGTTGACGTCAACAAAATTGGCCTGAAAGTAGTTTCTAAAATAAAAAAAAGTTTAAATTTCTTTGTCAAAATACTTGACGTACGTAAAGTATAGTGTTATAATTAAGACAAGATAAGGAAAGGGAGTTCAAAAAGAACTCAAAGGAAAATCAAAATGGCAACATACGGACTTAAAAAATGGCAAGCAGTTGAAGCTAAAATGCGCCAAGCTGGACAATACGGACGTGCAAGCCTACTTGGTGAAGCTAAAGAAGTACAATTCAATGAAGTTATGCACAAAGAAGGTGCTTACTACGGTATCGAAGTTATTGCAGATGGTTCTAATTACGGAACTTATTACATTTCAGAAAAAGTTTGGGGATAAGGAGAAATATCATGGTTACAGAAGAAAAATTAATGGAAGCGCTCGTTGACTTGTACGAGTCAGAATTTAAAGATGAACAAACATTTGAAGAATTCGCTGATATGCTAGATTTTTGGATTGATAAAGATGGTAGTATCTTGATTGAAGGCCGTGGCATGAAGCCCGTTGAAGGAGTGAAAGAAGTCGGACACGTTGATAACGGAGTGATCTATGCGTATTAATACATCACAAGTAGAAATGGTCTTAATGAACAAGGCCATTTCCGCTTATCGCTTATCAAAAGAAATCGGTATTCAAGAAAGTTCTATCTCATTATTGAGAAATGGCAAAAAAGACTTTAACAAATTAAGTCTTGAAGTAGCTATGAGAGTTCAAAAATGGATAGATGAAGGCAATTATCGTTTTAGCTACGACTATTCAGACTTAATCGAAGAACTAGAAGCAGATATAGCAGAAGGCTTGACAGACGAATATATCTATATCGTTCGTGGTGATTACATAGAAATGCTAGACAAATGCCCTATCATTGATTACTACTATACTGCCGAAGAAATCATGGACGGTGATTTCGCGGAAAAAGTCTTGACTAGTTCGGCACTTGCTGAAATGAAAAAAGATAATGAAATTTAAGTCATAGTGAATGCTATGACTTTTTTAAAATGTATTTTAGTCTAACTAATCCTTATCAATTTGACCAAAATACAAAAACAACGCTAAACCTTTAAAAGTCTAGCGTTATCGTCATTTCTTCTTTCGTAACAACAATTTCATTTATGACAGATTTTACAATTTTTGAAGCATCTTCATAGCTTAATTTTTCGGGGTTAAAGTCCTTTAAAAGTCTAGCAAGTTTTCGTTGTCGTAGATTTATTGTGTTTTTCTTTTTGCTTTTAAGTTGTTCTTCTAAAAATGCTTTTTCAGTTTTTAGCTTTTCGTTTTTGGCGTTTAGTTCATTTCTTGTTATGATTTCATCTAAGTATAATTCAGTCAGTTTATCAAGTCTGTTATTTAATTTTTTCAGTTGTTCTTTTATTTCTTCAACTTTCATTGTTTCATCATTTTTTGAAAGTGTTTCTTTTCGATATTGTGGTTCTAACTTAATTCTTGATAATTGCTTCAAAACGTTGTTTTCCAGTTCTTCACGAGAATACCAGCCTGATTTACATTTCACTTCTTTCTTGAAACGATTTGCACACTGGTATTTATAATACGAACGCCCATTTTTATCTTTTGGCGTGACGTGTATTCTTAATGATGCACCACAATACCCGCATTTCATCAATCCTGAAAGCATATACTTAGCTTGAAATGGTCGTGGGTTATTGTATCTTTCAAGTGCATCTATTTGCCGTCTTTTGAGTTCTAATTGCACAAGGTCAAATAATTCTTGTGAGATAATCGGTTCATGCTGACCGTCATATTTTTGCCCTCTATATTTCACAATACCAAGATATGTTTCATTTTTTAGTAAATACTTAGTTATCGTTTCGCCCCACGGTCTTTTTCGTCCGATATGCCCTTCTTTGTTTAAATCTCTAATGATTTTTACGACTGACTTTCCGTTTAGATATTCTTCATATATCCGCTTGACAATAAGCGCTTGTGTTGGATTTACGGATAAAATGCCCGTTTCTTTTGAGTAGTCATAGCCAAAAGGAATAGTCGTCCATGCCATTGTTTTTCCCTTTTTGGCTCGTCCTTCCTTACCTAAAATCATGCGTTCTTTTATCTGCTCACGCTCAAGCTGGGCGAATACTGAAAGCATACCAATAGATGCCTTGCCAAAAGGTGTTGAAGTGTCAAAATTTTCTTGTAGGCTGATAAAAGCAACGCCATTTTTCAAAAATACATCTTCGATTAAAAAAAGTGTGTCTTTCTGACTACGGCTTAAGCGATCTAACTTGTAAACTAGCACAATATCAAATCTTTTTCTTTTTGCATCATTTATTAAACGCTCAAGTTCGGGGCGTTTTGTGTTTGAGCCTGAAAAACCGCCGTCAACGTAAGTATCGTATATTTTCCAGTCTTTAATTTTACAATAGGCTTCTAACTTGTCTTTCTGTTCGTCTATTGAATAACCTTCCTCAGCTTGAATTGCAGTCGAAACACGAACATATATAGCTACTTTATTTGTATTTTTCATTGTATTTATACCCCTTTTTTGATAAAATGGGTATAGTAAAAAGGGTTATTTAATACCTTTTTTCCTATACTTGATAATCTCACGCTCGCAGTCGCCAAACTTTCAGAGCGTGGGATTTTTTAATTAGTTATTTACTACTACTTTCATTGATTTTTTCAAGGCACCACTTTCTTTCGCAATAGTTGTATCATCTTCCACTTTCACATATAGCTTAGGAGAGTAAGTAGAACCCAAATCATAACCATTTTCTATTGCCCAAGTTTTAAAAGTGCTTTCTTTAATTTGGTATATCTTGTCAGCAATTTGTTGAATTTCTACTTTGGAATAATATTTAGCTTCTTGAGGAAGATACAAGTAAAGGACATTTTTCCCTACTGGTTTAGCAACAACTTGATAACCTGTATTTGCTAACTGATTATTGATTTCAGTAGTCAAATGAGTAGAAAATTCTGTATTAGATGTTTCTGTATATTTAGGGCCATCATTTTTTATTTCTTGGGTAGTAGTTGTTTCACTTTTTGTTTCACTAGTTTTTTCTTCTTTTGTGTTTTCTGTACTTTCAGATGATGTTACTGCTTGTGTTGTAACTGTTTTTGTGGTTTCAGTTTTGGTTGTATCATCTTTAGGAAATGATCCAATAATAAAGATAGAACCTATCAGAACAGCGATTGAAATATTTCTATATTTTTTGTTTGGGTTTTTCTTGATAAAATACCAAATGCCAAACGCTGAGCCTAAAAAGATTAACGTTAAAATATTTTTTAAAATTTCCATTTATTTTCTCCTTTTTTCTTGGATTTTAAATCCATTTAATAAATAACATTTTCAACCAAGCAATGCTTGATATTCTTCCATAACCATGACTTCATCAGTCGTGGTTTTTAAATTGTAGTATTCCATGAATTTGAGATAATCAAATTCTTTTGGGTCGTCTAATTCACCCAAAGCATCCACCAAAAGATGATGGATCATATTTCTGTTAGCTTCATTCTCACATCTAATAAGAGTATTTTTATATTCTTCCTTAGTATGGTCTATATGCCCTAATTCATGAAGTATAACTTGCTTTTGCTTTTCGGGTGCTAAGTCTTTACTTACAAAGACTACTTTGATTTCATCTATATAAATGCCGTTTCTATTCCATAAATCATTGTCAAAGTATTCAATCTTGACCCCGTATTTTTTGCAAATTTCATTGATGCTCATTTTCTACCGCTCAAGTATATTTCTATGATGTTTTGAATGGCTTCAATATCATCTTCATTTAGCGGTTTACCGTCAAATGTTTTAGCATTTTCAGCCATTTTGCGTAGGTCGGAAGTGGTATATTCTTTCTCAACTACACTTTCACGTTCTCTTGGAACGTCATAACCCATAAGCCATGCTTCAGATACATCAAAAGTCAAAGCTAGTAAAGATAGTTTCTTTTGGTCTGGTGCTTGAACACCATTCACATATTGAGATAAAGCACTTTTTCCAAGTTGTACTCCCAACTTTTCTTGAAACTTCTTTGAATTGTTGATTATATCTACTTGTTTCCAGTTTCTTTCGGCCATTAACTGATTTAGCCTATCAGATGTTTCATATTTTCTCATTGCGTTCATCTCCTTATCTCTACTATATTATAACACAAAAAATATAAATTAAAAATAAAAAAGTTCAACAAAAATGAAAAAAGTTGTTGACAAAGTTCACGGAACATGATACACTTAATACATAAAAAGTTCATGAAGCATGAACATAGAAAGGAGAATATATGAGTAACGATTATTCAAAATTGTTAGGACGAATTACTGAAAAATTCGGAACACAAGCAGAATTTGCAAATGCTATGGGCGTATCTGAACGCAGTATCTCGTTGAAGTTGAATAACAAGGTATCTTGGAAAGATAACGAAATTTCAAAAGCAGTTGAAATTTTAGAAGTTAATCCAAAAGATATTCCAGCTTATTTTTTTAAATATAAAGTTCACGAAGCATGAACATAGAAAGGAGTCAAAATGAAGATAGCAACAGTAAAAATGTTCAAGGAACGACCAAACGGAGATTTAAGCGAGTTCATAATAGAACTAATAATCCCAAGTCGTCGGAGATATGGCGCAGTAATTAGAGAATACATTGAATATTACAATACTAAACACTTCGCCAAGATCTATTTTTACGAAGTGCTAGAATTAAAGACTTCTAAAAAATAGAAAGGAGAAAGACAATGATACAACTAAAATTTAATACTCTTTATCAAGCAAAAGAAAAAGCCTTAACTGATGAAGTTTGTAGTTTGCCATTAAGCGCACAAGCGCTATATCTTCATATCCTTTTCAATGGAATGTTTGACAAAGACGGAAACATTACAAACATTAAAACACTAGCGAAAGCAATTGGAGCATCAACAGGAGATGTACGAATGCTAACAGATGAAAAATTTAATAGGGAGATAAAGGGTGAAAATAGATGAAGTGAAAAACAATGCATTCTATCAAATGCCACAATGGATTTATGAAGAACCTTACAACGCTTTAAGTGATAAAGCTAAACAAATCTATATGTTTCTTTTTGATAGACGGACATTATCAATTCAAAATAAATGGTTTGATGAAAAAGGGGATGTGTTTGTTTATTTTACAAATGAGCAACTTATGGAAAAACTGAATTGCAGTAACAAACCTATCATACAAGCTAAAAAAGAATTAAGTGATTATGGATTGATAAAAGAAGTCAGACAAGGGGTAAACAAACCGAATAGGCTTTATATTCTTGGAAGTGTAGAAAGTACACAAAGGAAGTGTAGAAAGTACACGTCTGGAAGTGTAGAAAGTACACTTCAAGAAGTGTCAAAAGTACACGCAATCAATACTAATAATATCAATACTGAGTATATCAAGACTGATAACATCAACTACAAAGAAGATGAAAAAAAATCTTTGTCACAGATTATCAAATCTACGAGTATCAAAATTAATGACCGACAAATTCAGCAAATCCAAGAATACATTGGATTGGATAACATGGCGGTTGACATGATTGATTACGCTATCCAGTTAACTGAAGATGCAGGCGCAGAAAGTTTTAACTATCTGAACAAGATTTTGAAGTCTTGGAAAGATAAAGGCTTGACAAGTCTTGATGAAGCCAAAGCAGAAACAAGTGGTTTTAGAGAAAGTAAAAATGTAACATCAAAAACTAGATTTGTCGGAAACGCAATAGAGCATGAATATCAAGGCGAGTTGCCATTCTAGAAAGGGGGTTGAATGGAAAAATTAAGTTTAGATCCAATCTACTATGTGAACGAAAACGAGATATGCAAGAAACATTCTTGTTATATGTGGACTTTTAAACATCCAGTCATAGCCAAAGGAAGAAAAACACCTTATCAACCGACTTTCTGCCCCAAATGTCAGCGTGAAGATATGGCAAGGGAGCAAGAAAAGAAAATTGGAGAAATGTATATCTCATCTATTCTTTCGAATACTTATGGAGTGCTAGAAAGAAATAGCATCATGCCAAGCGATATGAAAGATGCTAGTTTTAATACGTTTACAGTCAATAACGAAAATGACGAGAAAGCGAAAAACTACGCTTTAAGAGTAGCTAGGCACTATTTTAAAGACGGTAAAGGCAATTCAATCATTCTTGGACAAGCTGGCGTAGGAAAGACGCATTTAGCTATTGCGATAGCTAAGAAAATAAACATTGACTTTAAAGCCAATAACAATCCTAAGAGCGTGCTGTTTATGAACGTTCCTACCATGTTTCAAAAAATCCAAAGTGGGTTTAGTCAGAAAGATGCACGGACAACGGACGAGTGGCTTGAACTACTCAAGAAAGTTGATTACTTGATTTTGGACGACTTCGGAAAAGGCGACCACGCACAATGGAAAAAAGATTTCCTTTATAACTTGTTAGATGCACGAGATAAGACGATTATTACAACCAACTTAACGGGGCAAAATATGAAACAAGTTTTTGACTCTAGTCTAGTCAGTCGGGTAGCAAAAGGGGCAAAGGATTTGACATTTAAATACCCTGATAACTCAGAAGATAGGAGGACACTACCATTTTAACAACAGAAGAAAGAAAAAAGTTGATAGCAGAGTTCGAGAAAAACCACTATCAACTATCAACACTATTAAAAGAACGCTTACTAATTACAACAGACGAGCGTTTCACTCACAAACTGCAAGAAATGACTTACTATTCAATGAACGGTAGCGTTTATAAGTTTGCAAAATAAAAAAGTACCTACGGGAATAGGCACTTATCAAAAATTACTACTTAAATTATAACACGAGGAAATAAAAAATGAAAGTAAATATATACGCTTTCGGACGAAAAATTGAACAAAACGAAGAAATTATTGTACCAAAAGGACATCATTTTTATAACGTACTTAACGGGATTTTCAATAATTTACTAGATAGCGAGGGTATCGCATGAAATTATTAGATAAACTTACAAAATGGTTTTTTAAAACAACCAAAATCGAAGTCAATACAGATTGGCGATTGGTTGCGTTAGATATAAACCGAAAACTAATTGAAACAGAAGAAAAACTACAACAAGCAATGCAGACTATTGCTGACAAAGACAAAATTATTGAAATCTACAAGGAAAAATCAGAATGACAGAACCAACTTTAACAAGTCAACTTTTAGGAGTTGCAACAATCTTTATTTGTTTGTTTGTAGCAATGCTGATTGTGGCTAACAATGAGCAAAAACGACAAAGACAAGCTAAAGAACAAGAAATGTTAGATCAAGCAATTATTGAAGTTTATCAGCAAGGCAGAAAGCAATTTAATAATATTGCAAGGGAAAACATTAGAAATTGCGACAGAAAATTCACGTTTGACACACAAGCGCCCGTAGGTCTTAGACCTGACTTACTAGCACTACCACAACCAAAGGAGCAATAACATGAACACTTATATATGGGATTGTGGTTGTTGTGACTGCGGACATGAATTTGAATATACAGGAAGTTATCCGCCTATCGAGTGTGAAAAATGCGGAAGTGAAGAATTAAGATTTATATTCATCAGGAGGGAATATGACTGGTAGAGAATTAAACAAGACAGAAATTAAAGTTTTAAACCTTATCACGAATAGAGCAAGTTTTGAAGAACCAATCAAAGCTGAGAAAACCAGACAAGAAACAGGACTAACAAAACGAAGTTTAGAAGAAGTGATTGAAAGCCTACGAGTGAATTTCAAGCATCCAATCGTAGCGAAGAAAACGCAACCGAGCGGGTATTATTTACCACGCAATGAAGACGAGCGACAAGCGGGACTTGCACCATATCGCAGACAGATTTTGACTGAACAGAAAAATCTAGCTACGGTCATGGCAGTTGATCTAAATAAATATTGGAGCGCATAAGGAGAATAAACATGGCGACACTTTACGAATTGACAGGGAAATTCCTTGATATTTACAACATGGACTTAGACGACGAAACAAAAGCAGATACGCTTGATAGTATTGATTGGCAAACAGACTACGAAAACAAGGTAGAAAACTATGTCAAAGTTATCAAGAATACTGAAGCGGACGTTGAAGCACGCAAGAACGAGATCAAACGACTAACTGAATTGAACAGAGCGGACGAACGCAAAAATGAACGCATGAAAGAAGTCTTGAAAGAGAGCATGGCACTAACTGGACATGAACGGGTGGACACGCCTTTATTCAAAGTATCATTCAGAAAATCCGAAGCCGTGGAAGTGGACGACTTGCTTCTACCTGAAGCGTACAAAGTCGCAACTTATAAACCTGACAAAAAGCGCTTGAAAGAAGATTTAAAAAACGGACTTGAAATTTTGGGCGCTGAATTGGTTGAGCGTAAGAATTTGAGTATCAGATAAGGGGTATCGCATGACAAAATTATCTTTTTCAGAATTACAGAAGAAAATGCAGTTGCAAAAGCAAAAAAAACAAGGTGTAAATTATGCTTTCCGCAATGCAGAAGAAATTTTCACGAAGTTTAAAGAAATCAATACAGATTGGGAATTGACAGTATTAGACGACTTGCTTATGGTTGGCGAACGTATCTTTGTAAAATCAACGGCTACGGTTACAAACGGCGAAAAACAATTCCAATCAGTCGGATTTGCAGAATTGGACACAGTACCAGTTCTTAACACACAAAAAGGACAATTCAAGCAAATGCAAGTTCCACAATGGACGGGCGCAGTAAGTTCTTACGCTCGCAAGTACGCTTTGCAAGGGTTGTTTGGAATTGGCGAAAAAGACGTGGACGAGTATCCAAGCGATATGAACGAAACCGAACAACCAAAAGCCAAAGTCAAAGCAAAAGTACGACCAAACGATGAACCCGTCATCTCGGTTGAGAAAGCAAACTACTATTTGAAAGAAATTGCTAAAATCTCAACCGAAAAAGGAAAAAAAGACGGCTCTATTGTTAAGTGGTTCTTACAACATTTAGGCGTTGCGGACTACAAACAAATCAAAGAGTCACAAGTAGAACAAGCTGACATGCTTTTGAACAAGCTGAAAGGAAACTAAAATATGATTAACAATACTGTACTTGTCGGAAGACTTACGAAAGACGTAGAACTACGTTATACCCCGTCAAACGTGGCAGTTGCTACGTTTACCCTTGCAGTCAATCGCACGTTTAAAAATGAAAACGGCGAGCGTGAAGCTGATTTTATTAATTGCGTTATGTGGCGACAACAAGCAGAAAACCTTGCAAATTGGTGCAAAAAAGGCGCACTGATTGGAGTTACTGGACGTA